CTAGTCGCAGCGCGGCCCAAACCGCCAATCATGTGGATCAAACCAAAGCCATAGAACCCAAGACCGGGCATAAACCGGTAGTGAACAAAGAACTGACGCTTCTTGGCGAAGTCTGTTTCAGCCTCAAAGTTCCTGCGTATCGCTAGAACCTTCCCAGAAGCCTCGTCCAAAGTAACAATGTAAGGCAGATGAATACCCGTTGGCTCCCCATCAGGAGACATGTCCTCAAAGCCCTCAACATCCAGATCGACATGCATCTCCAACAACGTGTAGATTTCGTCCTGATAAGTGCGGGATGTACCCTGTATTTCATCAACCTTCTGCCGAACCTCGTCAGGCTCCGCGTCAGACGCCTGTAACTCGATGTCCTTAAAGAACCCAGCAACCTGCATCTTGCGAACTTGGTTGTAATCCATACGCAAAACATGAGTAACCCTAGATGCCGACTGTAGATCAGCCGCAGCGTAAGGAACAACTAAGTCTTGAGCCGGCACAAAGGTCGAAACAGCCCTTTGCTTTGACTCGTCAAAGTAAACCTTCTTGAACGTAGATCCGGACATAGGGAGATAAAACAACAACTGATCCATCTCAGGATCGTATTCCTCCATCACTTCCGTAATCTGGTAATTCAAGTAATCCTTAACGCGATTAGCCTGCGCCTCAACCTCAGCGTCCTGCTTACCCAAAATCTGCGTCTGAACAGGGCCACCCGCCGGCAGCAACTCTTTGTATGCTTGCGATTGAAACTGAGTTACCGACTCTACAATCAATGGATGTGTAACGCCCGAGGCACCCTCAAAGGGTTGGGTGCGATCCTCTTGCTTAATACCTAGCTGGTCTAAACCCCTAGTATATGTCTCTTCCCAATCTGATCGAGACTCCAAATCATCCTCGTAAGAAGCACGAAGTTCACTTGATAACTCGCCCAAGTACCCATCATCCAAATATTCCGCTAAGTTAGCGTCATGTGGAATGTCCTCGGGTATCTCGTCCCCCATAGCCTCTTCCAGAAGCTCCTCAATGGTAACACTGCCATCCTCGTTAGGAATAATTTCCGCACCCATGGCAAAATCCATCGGCTCCGGAACATCAACTTCCGTTTGCTCCCCAGTTACATCAAGGGGCATCAAAGATGGATCAACAAGAGATCCCATGGGTCGAGGTGGCAGGGCCATCAGTAATACTCCCGATTACGCGGTCTATATTCATCCTCATAAGTGTCATCTCCCTCTAAGGAAACAAACCCACCCTTACGAAAACGCATTAATGCTAAGGTCATACTATCACAAAAGTCATCGTTGTCACCATTGGGAAATGAAACAACCTCCTCAATGACCTCTTCACTGAATTTCTTGGTAGTCGGAGCCCAAACCTTGCCAGCCTCAAACAACGGAGCAATCATATGCATACGAGTGGTCTTGTCCTGACCCTTACCGGGCGAAAAACCCAAAGCAGGAATGCCATGCAACCGTAATTCATCAATCAAGGGTTGTCCCGTGGCTTTTGCTTCAACCAGAACCATGTCTGGCTCCCAATATTCGTGTTCCTCAAACGCAACTTCCTTTAACTCTGGGAAATTCCAGCGATCACGCCGCGCATCCATCAGAATTATGTTGTCTCCGGTCCCATCCTCGGGGTCAAAAATCCCCCAAGTCGTAATTGCGCTGTAATCCGCAGTCTCCTTCTTGGAAAACGCCGTGTCATACGCCTGAATTATGTACTTGATCGTGGGAATCTTCTTTTTGTCCCAATCACGCCACCATTCGCGCTTAATTATGGCTGATTCGGACGCAGTCGGGTTCTGTTGCCACTGAGCGTTCCACTTTTGAATGGGCAAAGACGCCTTAATCGAAAGCAAAGCGTCCTTATCCCAGAACTGAGGCCATAATGGATTGTCACTGGGTAGTATTGCAGGAAATTCTACAACCTCCCATTGATCTGCCAGTATATCCTTGCCCTGTTCCGCCAACAAACGGCCCGTCAAATCCTTTTTACCCCAGCGGGTCATAACAACAATGATAGTTCCGCCCGGTTGCAAACGCTGACGAGGCCCAGAAGTGTACCACTCATACGCATGATCAAACGCAGTCTCGCTTAATGCGTCCTGTTCCGAATGAGGGTCATCAATGACAAGCAAGTCCGCGCCGCGGCCAGTAATCGCAGCCCCAACACCCGCCGCAAAGTACTCCGCGCCCTTGTCAGTGCCCCACTTACCCGCGCCCTTGTTGTCTTCCTTGAGGTTAGTTTCAGGGAATATCTCTTTATAGGCTGGGTCATCAATCAAATCCCTTACTTTACGGCCAAACCGAACGGCCAACTCCGTGTTGTGCGTAGCCTGAATAATCTTGAGCTTCGGGTTCCTACCCAAAAACCAAGCAGGCATTAAATAACTGGCAAACTCAGACTTAGAATGACGAGGCGGCATGTTAATAATCAAACGCTTTAACTCGCCCCGAGCCACACGCTCCAGCTTCTCCGCAATAATCCGGTGATGACGGCCCTCAATGAAGTTCTCATACACATGATGAGCAAACGGCATGAAGTAATTCTCCGCCTGTTCGCGTATGTCTAACTTCCGTTTGGCCTCAGTTAGCGCCAAAATCTCTTTCAGCGCGTCCTCTGGTAGTGCTTGTAAATTCACTGTGTTCTTGCTCTACGCCCAGGAACGTATGGTGTGTAATTACTCTCAACCATTTCCGGTACATAGTACGGACTGATCTTCGGACGCTCCGTTATCGGTATGTCGATCACAACACCATCCTCCTCTGCCTCTTCGGCAGGAGCCGCAGGACCGGGAGCCGAAGGCTCATCAATCCGTCCGCATATCGGTTGGCCCGTGGCAGGATCAAACACCCGAGCATAACCAGAAGGACAACCCAGATCGTCGTTGTTCTCGTTGTTCATATCTACAGGAACATACTTCGGGGCGCTCTCCCTTGAAGTGCCTGTGCCTTCGCCGCCCGTATCTTCGGGTGGAGTGTTGTTAAACGGCTCTGTCAATAACTCGTCGGGTAGTGTCTGTTCTTCTATGAGATCTCTAGGCTCGTCCATGATAGTGATTGGAGCCCGTGGGACCGAAGCAATCCCCGTTAACGCAGCATTCCTAGCGTTTCTACGATCCTGTTCAATTTGGTTCTCTCTAGCGATTTCTTCAGTGGCTTTTAAAATGGGATCTTTTGTTGACACAACAGGAGCAGTTTTGTCCTTAGCCGCAGCTTTCGCACGGCGCTCCGCATATCTTGCCAATTGGTTCTCGCGACTGAACGGAGAATCTACCGGAAGATTGCTGTCAAATCGTGTGGTCAATTTGTCTTTAGGTATTGTACCAGGCAACGCAGTTGTAATGCCACCACTAGCATCTGTTATCGCTTGCGCTTCAACAGGATCTGTCAAAACTAAAGGTTGTTGATCTGGTACGCTAGAACTATCCCTTTTTTGTTTTACCAAGGACATAATTCCCTCCGGTGTGGTAACAGCAGAGCCCCCTTGAAGATCCAAGGCTAGTTGCTCTTGTTGAGATGGTGGCATTTCTACGGGCGCCGCTAACGGATCTACCGGAACACCGTCCCTTGGTTTGGCTCGTTGGATCTCAATAAATTCGGCTAACGTTGGAGGTGTAATATCCGCTTCACCAACAGTCTCAGGTGAGGCGGGTGGTACAAGCGAAGACATCTCTGCCACTTTTACGGGAGTGGTAATGGCTGATAACTGCGCTTTTGTTTCAGAAGTAGTAAACTCTGGAGCGGGTGGAAAATTAACAGGCCGCGGTGTTCTTTCGTTAAGAATAACCTCTTTAACTGCGTTTAACTGAGCCTCTAATTTTGCAATCTCGTTATCCGCCGCATTCGTTATAGCCGCTGTGCCGCCCTCAGCATTCACAGCATTTAACAATTGCTGCTGTTGATCTTCAATCCGTTGCTCTACCGCAGCAAAAGCCTCGCGCTCCGCTTGCTCCTTAGTAACTCCGTCCAACGCCGAAATCTGCGCCTTAGTATTAATATAGTCTTGATACGTTTTATTAGCCGCTAGCATCTCAGCACGTTGCGCCTCAACAGACTGTATCGCGGCAGGAACTGGATCAACTACAGCATCTAGTGCTGCTTGCGCCCTGTTTAACGGAGCCATTGCCTCTGCCTCTAAACGAGCCTTCTCCCTTTGAGCATTAGCAATTTGCTGGTCACGCTGCATATTAGCTCTCTGTTCAGGAGTATAAAGCTGGTTCGCAAACGGAGAAAGACGGTCTATGCCAGTAGTAGGATAAGTCCTTGGTACTCCACCCGTCTGCAAAGGACCGTCCCTGTTTAACTGAGCTAGCTCAAGGGCTCTCGGATCAGTGGCGCCTAGCTCAGGGTTGCCGGCAGCACGGTTAGCCTCACCTTGCTCAAACGCTATGTCCTGAAGTGTAGTCTCAAGATCACCCCGAAGATTAAAGTCATAACCAAAAGGCAAGTACTCAGGGTTTTTCCTCAGTATTGCATCCGTCACACCGCTGCTACCAGCCGCGGCGCCAGCAGACTTTGGTTTGCCACCAACCGTATCAATAAGTTCCTGATCCGACAACGCATCTAATTCTGCTTTTCTTGCATCTCCAGCCGTAGTCGGCTCAGTCGTTAGTATTGTTCTTTTGCCAACGTTATTAGGAGCGGAAATATACCCTTCCGCTTCTAACTGGTTATTTATTGCTTTCGCTTCACTGTAATTTATTCCCAATTTGCGTTGCAAAAAAGAAGCTGAATTTTTGCCTTCTGTCTTTAAAAGATCTATCGCAGAGGAAACATTTTCTGGCCTAGAAGCTCCGTTCTTATCAGTCTGAATTGGTGCCGCATCTTTCGCGGTGATAGGTGCAACACCAAGTGCCGCATCGAACTCTGCCGCGGCTTGGGGAGAAACATTTGCAATTTGTTCTGGGGTCAAAGGTGTGCCCGTACCCGTACCCGTCTGTTCAATAGACACTGCTTGAAGCGCCGCTTTATCACCAGGAACAAAACCTTGAACATTCGGTAGAGTACCTTGAACCTGATTACCTACAGACAAAGCCGTTGGCGAAACCATGCTTGGCCCCGGAGTAAGACCCGAATTGGCAAGTAACGAAGGAATACCCCCTTGCTGCCCTAACCCCGATAAATTTCCCGGAAGCGTCTGAACAGGAGCTGCTGTTTGAACGACAGGAGCAGGAGCAACGCTAGAGCCAGAAATAACATCACCAGCCGCCGCCGCAGTAGGCGGTCCACCCAAAACTCTTCTAGTTAAGCCAGCCGCCCTCGGGATGCTAGATTTACCAAAGGCTTTACCCAAACTCTCCGCAACGCTGGGCGTTACAGTTCCAGTGCCAGTTCCAACATCATCAATCGTAGCCGGCTTGGCGGTGGCCGCATCCACAGCAGACCTTAATGTTCCCGCTGGCGTAACAAAAGCACCACCAGAAGCAGCTAAAAACGCCGCGTCCATCGGTCTTTCTGCAACTAAGTTTCCGGTCTTAATATCAGTGCCTGTCCCAATGGCCGCGCCTACTTCCGCAAGACCAGCCTCAATTAAAACCTCGTTAACACCTTCCATAATAGAACCCGAAACAGGGTTCTTTCCTAAAACACCAGCAGTAACCGCACCCACGCCAAAAGATGGAGCGGCAACCTTCTCCCGAGCCCGTAACTTCAAAGCCTGTAATTGAGAAGGATTAAGCTGACCTAACTCCCCCGCATTATACCGAGCGTCTATGTTAGCATCAACTTGCTGACCCACATCAGCAACAGTCATGCCACCACCTATGCCCATACCTAGCGCAGGATTAACCAACAGGCCTACCGCAACAGGAAACATACTTGCGCCCTGCATAACAAATTGAGCCTTAGCCGCCTCAGAATCAAAAGACGTAATACCGTCCGGAAAAATCCTCCGCTCTATGGCTGACTTTGTCTTAGGATCCATGTTTCTTCTTACACGGTCAAAAACATTAGAAGCGCCCTCCGCAGCTATTGCCGCCTCCGTAGCTACCTTGCTTTGCTCACCAACAACCATCGGAACGCCAGCCTTGGGCTCCATGCCCGGCCTAAACGGACCAACAAAATCAGCGCCGTCATCTATAATAGTCGGCGGAGCAATAACGTTAGCCATACTACCAACGCCTTGGGCAGTGATGTCCGTTCCTTTAGCCAATCCAGCAGCAACTAACTCAGCAAAAGACAGACCCTTAGTCGTTGGATCCCTCATCTGTTCAGCGTACTGCTTGGCAACTTTGTCCCTTACCGCCGCGGTGCTGTTAGGACCAGGGAGATCTGGGGAATAAATGTCTCCACGCGCCGCAGCTCGAGCCCTCTCAATCGCATCCTGTTCAGGAGTTTCAATCCGAGCCTGCAATGGCTGACTAAACCCAGTCTTTAAACGACCACCCGTTTCTCCAGCCCTTTTCGCTTGGTATGCATCATAATCACTTAGTGGAGCCGTCCGAGCCTCGGGAGTAATCTCCGCACCAATGCTCTCAAGGATCTCGTTGTAAGTTAAAGGCTCCGGAACATATCCCATCGGAGCCCCGATTAACTCATCAGGTAAAACAATAGAAGGAGAATCATACATGCCCCTAGGCTCACGGTTGTCCGAGGGATCTGAACCCATATCAGGTATAATATCGCCAATCGGACCATCAGTACTCGCTACCGGATAATTAAAGCCAGTGAACGCAGTAGGATCACCAGCTAACTCGCGCCGCCGCTGACGATCACCAAAACTCTCCGTAGCAGCTTGGTCATCAAAACTAGTCGTATAAGAAGGGTCGTTAAAGCCTGCGCCGGCTGTAGCAGCTGCGAAAGTAGAAGGAGGATAATCAGGGCCTAAAACAGAAGGATCGGCAATCGGGGCCGTTGCCGCAAGGGGCGTAGAATCAAGAATTGAAATTCGACGGTCACCAAGAAGCCCCGCGTCTCTGTAAAACCTTGCCGCCTCGTTGAACTCAGGAACCGACGAATAAATATTATCGTCTATATTAAAAGGAGTGCTTAATGCCCTATCAAGATTAAAACTGCTAGGCGCAGTACGAGGAGCATAAGAACCAAACGGAGCCGCGCCAATGCCCCCAGGGCCATAAGCCTCAGCCTGATACAAACTATCGTAATCAACAATCGGCGCCGCTGCCGGCGCCGCAGTAGTAGGACGTAACTGTGGACGTAAACTGGTCTTGGGTGCCGTGTCTATATTAGTCGTAAACTGCTCGCCGCCAAACGTGAACGTACCGCCATCACCGCCAGCCTTCTTACGGGCCGCAGCAAAAGCATCCCCAAACGATCCGCGCTCGCCACTCATAACACCGTCATTCATAATCGCGTTAACCTCACGCGATCCAGAAAAATTCAAACCAGCTACAGTGCCGCCATTCTTCTTAACACTGCCACCCTTCGTAACCTCATAACCCGCATCAGTTAACGCAGTCCGCTGCGCCGATGTCATGCCCTTCGTACCAATGCGCTGTCGAGGAACACGCGGAGCCGCACGACTAGGGCTTGATCCGCCACCACCACCAGAAAAAGGATTGGTAACACCAGAAAAAGGTCCACCACGAAATTGGGGGCCACTCGCGCCAGGACCACCGCCGTCAAACATATCCTTTAAACCAGTGTACTTGGTTCCCGCAGTGTCCCGAGCCGTAGCAGCGCGGTCCCGCTCACGCTGGGCAACCAAAGCATTAATCTCAGGGGTGAACTTACCGCCACTCTCCTTTAACTGAGCATTAATCTTGGTCTGCGTCTTCATCTCGTTCTTAGAACGACCCTTGCTGCCCTCGCCGCCGCCGCCAGCCGTGTCACCGCCACCGTATACAATTTGAGGTTTCCAAAAAATCATCATGAGCCCTAGCCACCTTTGTTAGGATACCAACCATACCGTGAGCCGCGGTGCGACCAAACCGTGTCTACTTCCGGATACACCACCTTGAAATGTCTCCGCATGTACCTACAAATGTACAATACATCAGAAGCACCCCCCTTGGCAATCATATCTATAAAAACCAACCGGTCCCCACTGTCGCGTGAAAATACCTCCAAACCACAGTAATCTAAATTCTCATACTCAGAAACAGTCAAAAATGCCCAGGTTATAAAACCACGGTAACGATCACCGTCCCAAAAATGAAGTATCTTACCAGCAGACTCAGCAGGCAATAATCGCCAACCAATCGTCGCAGAACGAAAACCGCAATACGGCTCCTCACTGCACCACAACTCAATCGCATTCAATAAACCCATATGAAACTATATACCGCATATTTTGAACACCAATCAAGAACCATGGTCGCAAATGAAAAAATACCGGAATGAATTTACCGGACCTACTTTTACAGCCGGCTACGTGCGACCGTACCCCAGTTTAGGGGGGTGTGGGGTCGGCCGATTGACCTAGATTCCCATGGCATCGCGTCCAGTAACCCCTAGGCTTGCGCCGGTGTATCGTGTCAATGCGCCGCTGATACCGGTATTTTATTATCTATATGGTCCGATATGGTCGATTATTGTGTTGACAAGGTGAGTCGTTTGCTATCTAACTTTAGTTAGACGCACCGAAACGCGGTGAGTTGTTCAACTAGTAAAGAGGAAATACAACATGACTACTGCAATCAAAGCAAAGAAAGCCCTTTCAATCAGAACAAAGATTGAGCGCCTAGACGCTCAAATCAAGCAAGCAAAGGCTGACATCGCCAAGCATGAGAAAGAGGCAATAGCCGCAAACGTGTTAGACGTTAGCATTATCAAGAGCGATACAGTACTTGCGCCGGCGCGTTCCGTGTTTGACGGAACCTTTGATAATCCGCCGGCGTACTTGACCAAGTTAGAGTTGCGCGGTGTCCAAAAATTCTTTGACCATAATAAGAAACTAAAGAATAAAACCATCAAGGTTTGGTTTGATTTAGATCTAGGCTAGGCGATACATAGCCGGTACACTGGCAACAGTGTACCGAACTATGTAGATCCTCTACATAACACCGGCCGGATCACGGCCAACTCAGAAAAGAAAGAGGTAAAACCATGCGTATCAAGTTAGAATATATTGAGGTCCAGATGTTATTGTCTGGATTAGATGCAATGCATCTACCTACGGCATCCCATGACGATATCAAGAAATCGTTGTATCGTCGCTTGGAAAGAATGGAAAGAGATTACACCGGTAGTTATGCCGATACTGCTATCGGCAAAAAGATTGAAGCGGCCGTTGATAAGGTCGACGCATGACCTTGTATCAGTCTTTGTTGTTAGAAAGATTGAAACGCGACCTTGCCATAGAACATTGGCAAGGTAACGTTGATAAGAACGGAAACGCTATCGTTCACATTTGGAACATACCGGTAACAATACCGGTATCTTAACCTAGACCGGCTAGCCTATATGATGTAGGCTAGCCATACGTTAATCAGAAAGAGGAAAGACAATGCCAGATATTTATTGCGGACACTGTGGCGAACCATGGGAAATGGACACGCTACACGATGTAGTAAGTGAGGGTAACGCAAAGAACTATCGCGATGCCGCTCACAAGTTCACTAAGTTCGGATGCGGCATCATGATGTATCCTACGGCCGGCACATGTACTAATCCGGTAGTTGATCAATACGCGGCCGACCGTGCTAGAGTAAATCATATCATGTCACCACATCCAGATGAATGGATGGAATAGAACCAAGGGCCCTGCGGGGCCCTTTTTTTTGTGCCGCGTTGGCCGCGATCCGCGCCGACCGGCGGACGCGCAGGGCGCAGGGCGCAGGGGCGCAGGATATGCAAGCGATCAACTGGCTAGCGGGGGCGCAGACATCTATAGATATATACCGGCTAGCGGGGGCGCAGACATACCGGGCTGCCGGCCGGCTAGCGGGGGCGCAGACCGGCGCCTTGGAATCGCGGGGGCTCGATGCCGGCACCGGTTTATTATTCCCGATATAGACCGACAAATATGTTGCCGCTGCGCGACCTATGCTATAGAATAAACCTACGTTAACCAGAAACAGGAAGGAAACCGACTCATGAAATCCGGTATCATATACAAGGGGCAAAGCCTATTGGATGGTAAGCCAGTTGTTGCTATTGCAACATATAGTGACCGCAACACAAAGACCGGCAAGGTATTACAGACTTATATAATCCGGTCCGATATATCCCCATTAGACGCAAGCAAAACAGGCGCAGACTTCTCTATATGCGGGGACTGTAAATTCCGAGGCACTCCGACCGATGACCCTAAGCGCAAGCAAGCGGTAAAGCGTGACTGTTATGTAAACCTAGGACAAGGCCCGACCATAGTATATAAATCATTTTTGCGGGGGACTTACCCCATGGCAGACAATAGGGGGGACCGTATGACACTAGGGGCCGGCCGTGTTGTCAGACTCGGCACTTACGGAGATCCTGCCGCTATTCCGTCATGGGTATGGGATCAACTCTTAACTAGTTGCGCGTCTCATTTGGCTTACACGCACCAATCAGGCTTCCGTCCTGACATCGCGATGCAAAGCGCAGATACCAAAGCGCAAGCGGTTGCGTTCTGGAATAATGGGGCGCGAACCTTCCGAGTCATTACTGACATAGGCGATATTGTGAAAGGCAAAGAGATCCTATGCCCCGCAAGTAAAGAGGCCGGCCGGCGGGTGCAATGCAATGCCTGTAAATTATGCGGGGGCAATAGCACCAATTCTCCGAAATCAATTGCCATTGTTCAACACTAATGGCACAATCAAAGCGGGGGCATTGTGCCCTCGCACTAGAAGAGAGGAAACCAAATGGCAGATGAAATCTCATTCAATATTGATGCCCCGCAATTCTCAATTCATGTGACCGAAAACTATGAAGGGGATGCATTCCATTGTGTAATTTATGACTCACAAGGGGAACATTACCACACGCAAAGTCTAGCGCAATTCGCAGACCTCTATAACCTAATCTTAAATCTTGGAGCTAATGATGAGCTATGAAGCTGAAAAGAATCTAATGAGTCAGATGGATAAGATCTTGGAATCAAATCCTGACTTTTGGGATCAACAAAAGTACTGGACTCAGTGCCGTGACCTTGTGGAAAAAGAATATCCAGACTTGGAATTGATGGAACAAGCAAGCCTCATTGGCACAATGATGCAAGAGAAATTCCCGTCATGATTACCGCAGAGATCTCTTGCGATATCGCATCCCTTGCCATTGAGGCAGGGGATACAATTTTCACCATGGCAAACGACATAGGCTCAGACGGGGGCTTTCACGTTTACATATATCTGGATCCTAAAGACATTGAGACATCAGAGGACGCAGAGTTGATGCACTCCATCATGGATGCGCGGAGCAATGCATTCCAACAACGTCTGATTGTCGGGCCCAGACAGGCACGGATTTGCTGGTCTGATTGCTATGATCCTTACCAGACAGAGATGAACAAGGTGATCTATAAAGATCAAGGGCGCAGCCCCTATGCTGCGACACTACAACAAGGGCGCTATGATGTATTCTGCTATCGTGGTGATTGGCACTTTGTACGGGCGGGGGATTTAAAATAACAACGGGGGCGGCGCCGGTGCAAATCCTGGCGCCGCCCCAATTTTTTTCACACACACATTAGAGCGAAGGCGCAGGGCGCAGACCGGTTGGCCGGCCACCTCGATCGGGGGCGCAGGGCGCAGGGATCCGGAGAAGTTAACAAACATACCCTAAATGTTAACCGGCTAGCGGGGGCGCAGACCTGCGGAGCCCGAACCCTGACGCGGGGGCGCAGAAATTAGGGCGCAGGGGCGCAGACACCTGCGAAATGATTAAGCAAGCGGGGGCGCAGGGCCGTGAACACGGCACCAACGTCCCCGAAAACATGTCCAACCCCGCATTTCAACCCCTTTTCCATGAGGAATGGGCCTTGATCCCCCCCAAATAGATGCAAGGAACGGTCAGAGAGGCTCTTGACCAAGAAGAAACACGCGCCCCCTCGCGACCAATACTGCATATTCCACGCGACTTGATGAGATCGGAGATTGACTGCATTGCTTTTGGTTGTCTTCAATTCAATCCAGAAGGGTAATCCGTCCCAGATTACATGCACATCGGGAACTCCCCCGCCATGTACGTTTTCAATCCGTGTCGCTGATGCCTTCGGAGGTAAGTTCTGCCTTATCGTGTTCCAAAAGTTCGCCTCTGGTCCCTTTGACATCTGTCACATCCTTGAACTCAGCATCTATCACAAATGCTTGTGGGAATTTCTTTTGGAGATCCGCAAGCCGACCGACTATTTCATCACGGGACATGGTGTCGATGGTGTGTGTCTGTTCCCGTCTGTCTACAGTCAGACCACCAAGTGCTGATCGTATCTTTTCAGCATTGATAGCAGCAGAGAATTGACCTGCCTCTTCAGCCCCCTCGGATAGCTGGTGTAAGCGTTGCAGTTGTCCGATGGTTGACACCCCATACCGGCGTTCTCTTTCATCGCGCATCTCTTGTATGTATTCTAGCACATGGGGATAGTCCCGACCGTTTAGCAAACGAGAGGCGTGTTCTTGTGCAAGGGACGTTTTGTATCCGGCTTTTCTTGCACTTTCTGCATTGGAGTAGATGCCTTCCACGATGTGCCGTGCGAAGGTCATTTGTCTGGGCGTCAGCGTTCTGGAGTGTGCTTTCTCGATCTTCTTTTTCAGCGATGCCATAGCAAAATCCTCAATGTTTACAGGCATTATAGGTGTCGCTGCGCGATGCATCAAGTTTACATATAGTGTTTTCTCCAGAGGAATTGGGACGGGTTGGACCGAAAAATCTAGGAGAGGGCAGTACGAGGCAACTCAGAAAAGGTTCCCGAGGTTCCCACTGGGTTCCCACTGCTCAAAAGTATGGCGGGAACCCGTATAAAATCCTTAACCCATTGTCTGGGCGTAATAAAATCGTGTATCATTGTGATGGGTTCCCGAGGTTCCCGCCAAATCCCAATAGTTTTCAGTTCAAAAAGTTTCAAAATCTCTAGCTACCCCCTATAGTGGGAACCCAAGAAACATTTTGACATCGGGCCGTGGTGCGTTTAACTTGATTCGCGAGGCATGGTGCTTCGACTAGTAGTAGATAGGAAGGTAGAAGATGGAACTCCAAGATATTTTTAACAAGGCATCGGAGCATTTATCCGCGATGTCTGGTCCGTGTATGCGGAACCGTTCTTGTGTTTATCGTGATGGCAAGGGCGGCATGTGTGCTGTTGGTGTGTTCATTACTGATGAGCATTACACTCAGGACATTGAGGGCATTGGCATTGCTGATGGCAATCGCGGTGATTTGGTTCGTGACATTGTTGCGCGGTCTTTGGGTTTGAAAGCATTGACCCGCAAGCAGTTGTCTTTGTTTGCTGCTTTACAGGATGCTCATGACGAGTGGGATTGTGACGTTCGTTATGGTGTGGAAGATGACACGTTATCTGAGGTCAATCACTCTGAGGTTATGGAGAGGAATTTAGAGAACGTCCGCAATCGTTTTGATTTGGAGTGCTTGTCATGAATTTGGAATTGAAATCTATAAAGTACACTGAGTGGATGTCTGAGGAGACATTATGCTTTACTGCCAATCTTTGGGTAGATGGCAAGGTCTTTGCTGAGGTTAGCAATCAGGGTCATGGCGGTTGCACTGACGTTCGCCCCCACTCTAAATTCAAGTTAGATAGCACTGAGGGTGCGATGCCTTTTTACCGTCAGTTAAAGAAGGTTCAGGCTCATTGTGAGGCGATGCCTAATCTTGAGCCGTGTGAATTGTTTGCTGAGGGTTTGCCCATGGATTTGGAACTGTGGTGCAACATGGAAGTTGAGGCTTGGTTGGCGCGGCGTGATATGAAGCGCAAGTTGAAGTCTCATGTTTTGTTTCAGATTGATGGTAAGGACGGCATTTACCAGACCAAGTACCATCCTCGTAAGACTGACGGTTCGTGGACTGTGTTTGGTTCTGAGAAGCGGCGCATATTAAATGACATGTCTGAGGCTGATGCTCTTGCTATTTGGAGGGCGAATTGATGCCATCGCTTTGGTTCACACCTACGGATCCTCGCAATACTGCGGGGGTTCGTTCTTTGTTGGTTGCTGTATACGAGCGGTGGATTAATGAGAATGGTTTTGGTGATTATGTTGGCGATGCCATGGATTTGGCTTTGGAGGATGCGTCCACCCTGTCTCACTGTCAGCGCAATTTCGTGAATGCATACATTAGATTATGGGAGGCCATGGACGATGGCGATTATTAGACCGGATCAATACGTTGAGTTATACTCTGAATTGGCAGAGATGATGTTGGAAGCGAACAACGGTGATGAGATTTTGTTGGTGACTGATGCGAATGGCGATGAGCGTTACACAGAAGCCGCGCAAGATCGGTTCAACGATTACTGTGAAGAGGTTGAGTCTGTTTTGTTGGCGAACAACATCATCAAGGTGTCTGATCATGAGTACAACGTTTTACAGGTGGCGATTGATCACATGATTGAGCATCAGGTGGCGATTGATCACATGATTGAACATCATCCGACTGAATGCCTTCCTGATGTTGAGTGGAATGACATTTGCGAAAGATTGGAAGCCGCCAAGAAATTGAAGGCGTTGTTTTCATGAGTGCGTATTACAATGAGATTGATCCGTTTGCCGCTGATTGGCTCCGCAACTTAATTGGTGCGGGGTTAATTGCGGATGGAGTAGTTGATACTAGGAGCATCAGTGATGTCAGACCAGAGGAACTTTTTGAATTTACTCAGTGCCACTTCTTCGCAGGAATTGGCGTCTGGAGCCACGCACTCAGGGGTGCGGGATGGGACGATGACCGGCCGGTCTGGACGGGATCATGTCCGTGCCAGCCTTTCAGCGGGGCAGGCAAGAGAGAGGGGATTGCTGACAAGCGGCACTTATTCCCAGATTGGTTCCACCTCATCCGAGAGTGCCGCCCTTCAACGGTCTTTGGAGAACAGGTTGCGAGTAAAGACGGCCTTGGTTGGATCGACCTTGTACAAGCTGACATGGAAGGAGAGGGCTACGCCTTTGCACCGTTCGATCTCTGTGCTGCGGGGTTCGGTGCGCCGCACATCAGGCAACGTTTATGGTTCGTGGCCCACTCCGACTACGCGGGATCACAAGGGCGGATATCAGGGTGGCCGCATTCGGAACGGCAAGATCAGCACGGACACATTGGATGTGACGGCACAGTTGGCGGGATGGACAACACCATCGGCATCGGACGGGACGCGGGGCGGCACGGGAATTACGGCGGGGATGTCCGGATCGAGTTTGACGCAACTGTCGAAGATGGTGGTTCGCGGATGGCCGACTCCGAATGCAACCAACAACGGTCAGGGCGAGGAACCGGACGCGAAGGTTCGTCGGGGGATGAATGCGGGGTTGAACCCAGCGGACGCGGCGAGGCTAGCGGGATGGGATCATTACGGGGCGAGGTTAACGGCATCTGGGGAGATGTTGATTGGCTCTTCTGCAAAGATGCCAAGTGGAGGCCAGTTGAACCCAGCACTTTCCCGCTGGCTAATGGGATTGCCGGCCGCGTGGGACGATGCCGCGCCTACGGGAACGCGATTGTCTCGGAAGTCGCGCAAGGATTAATCAGTAGTTTTATAGAAGGAGAGAGAGAATGACTGACGAGTATGAATGGCGTGACTACAGAAAACGCATGAACATTTTAAACAACGCGGCGTATGCCGCTGTTGGGGTGTGTCCACATAAGTATCCGCACCCTACCTTTAAGGCCTTGGTTAAGATTTGTCATGAGATCGACGCTCTCATTGATGATGAGACATGGGGCAGGGACAACATGCCTCCGGACGAGTGGACCGCCGCGGGTGGATTGAAAGCATTTTGTAAGGAAGAAGGAGAGAAGTAATGGGATTAGATGCATATTTAATTGCGGAGCGTAGCAACACTACAACGAGTGTTGTGAAGGGAAAGTATGAGGCTGTTGACCGGCCAACGGAAGCGGTCGGTCACGTAAAGACGGGGGACGCAGAGTTGCGTCCTTCTGAGGTTTGCTGGCCTATTGCCTCGGTACGGTTGGAGATCCAGTACTGGCGCAAGCATTGGGATTTGCATGAGTTAATTAACCAGAGCTATGCAAGCCCTGATCAGTACAACGAAAACCCTATGAAGGTGTATTTATCTTCTGATAATTTGCGGGAGATTGCGGCTAAGATCCGCGATTATTTAACGGAGGACGCAGACCCTCGGTATCGTCACCATACAGAAAGGGAGGAGTACGCTAAGAAGTTTGATTTAGCGGCTGATTGGATTGAGTTCGATGGGTGGAACAGATCGGTTTATTATCGGGGAGATTTCTGATGCTTGATTACACTTGGGGCGCAAGCACCGTTGCTACTAAGTACGTGCATCAACGGTTGCATGAGGTTTTGGACATGGAGGATAATGACTCTATGTCCATAGCGTTGTCTCAGTTTTATGCTGAGTTAGCGGAAAACTATTACAAGGACACGGGTCAAAGGATTGGTGATCCGCATGATTGAGTGTCCGGAGTGCAGTCACACCGGATACAAAGGTCAGGTCGAGCGCGAAAAGTTTGAGTGTTTCGGCGGGATCTTTGAGCCGGTGGGATACTGGGTTGCTTGTGAGAATTGTGATGGTTCTGGCGAAGTGGAGCCTGAAGATGAGTACGCATAGCGTTAAGGCAAAGTCGCGGCATCCAGGGGCGCCGCGACAACATTTCAAGGTCGCTCATCTGACCTTTGAATTAACTGATACCACGTTTGCATTGATAGCTGGTGAGGCGGTCTTGGCTAAGGACCGCCGGCCATTGTTTACGGGTGTTATAACCAAGGGCATAGCCACTGAGTTGCGTAGGTTGGCCCATCATTTTGACGAGAGGGAAGACAAACTGTGAATGCATCAGAAAGAAGACAGAGAGTATTGGACGTTGCCGCTGCGGAGAACAAGCGGATGCTAGAACAATATGGGTATCGAGGGCCGAATTACGGCATTAAAAATGAGGTTGTTGAGGGGCGCATTGGCAGGTTTGCTACCAAGCAGGGGCGCCCATTGCAGTTAAATTCTAAGATTATCATGAATATGACTAAGCAGGGGCGCAACGCGGGTGAGATTGCCGCTGCCTTAAACATGCAACGCAAGAGCGTAATTCGCACGGCGCTCAGACATGGTATAGATATCATTAAGTGATGGTGAGAGGCGGCGGTGAACATCGGAGTTGTAACGATCAAACTGAGCGCAGGTACGGTTTCAGTTGAATAAGCCGCCCCTCATGAAAATTATATCAAAGGACGCAGAGAATGCCAGAGTATTTATTGCCCGAAGGCAATGTTTTAATAAGTTTTTCGGGGGGCAGGACCAGTGGGTATATGCTTCACAAGATCTTAGAAGAGAATGGTGGGTTGCCTGACCGGTGCAAGGTTGTTTTTGCCAACACTGGTCGCGAGATGCCTCAGACATTAGACTTTGTGCATGAGTGTGGTGACCGGTGGAACGTGCCGATTAAGTGGTTGGAGTACGACCGGATTGATAACAAGGTTACGTTTAAAGAGGTGAGCCACAACTCCGCTGCGCGAAACGGTGAGCCGTTCGAGACACTGTTATACAAACCTTATTTGCCCAACGCAGTGGCTAGATTTTGCACGGCAGAGTTAAAGGTACGGACGATCAAGCGTTACCTGGTGTCGCAAAAATGGAAGCATTGGAACTCTGGTATTGGCATTCGTGCTGACGAGCCCCGCAGAATTAATCGTGGGGACAGCAAAGATCGGTGGACCTTTTGGTATCCGTTGGCGGATGCGGGAGCAACCAAGGCTACGGTCATGGATTTCTGGAAGCAACAGCCTTTTGATTTGAGATTGTTTGGTCCGAATGGTGTGACGGCAAAGGGCAACTGTGATGGTTGTTTCTTGAAGAGCGAGGCTACTTTGGCGATGATGTGGCGAGAGCATCCGGATCGTATGGAGTGGTGGTCGGCAATGGAGAAGAAGATAGGGGGGACATTTCACAAGCGCAGAAGTTATGACGATGTTGGTAATTTTGTAAAACGGCAGGGTGATTGGATCTTTAACGAGGAGGTGGGCGCCCTTTGCCAAGAAGATGATGGAGAATGTACGGGATGACACCGGCACAAGAAGCAGAACTAAAACATTTGCGGCGCATGGTAGATAATCTTGAGCCCGAAGCGTATAAGACAGGTGCTGGGGCTGATGCGAAGAACAAGTTGTATCAGGCCCGACTAGAATTAAAACAGTTTGTAAGTAGTCTAAGACAAGAAGGATATAGAATATGATAGTAGATACCAAGCGGGTATTGGTTGAAGAGTTGACCTACTCGGGCAGTGCCTTTGGGGTACTAGCTAATGGCGAGGGGGTGTTTATTAACTCTCGCATTGTAGACAAGATGGAACTCAGCCCTGGCACTGCGGTTCACGCGCAGGTTTTGCCTAACTTTTCTGACAAGCGTGACCAAATTCCATGGCGCGTGGTTAATGTTCAGGCGGAAACGGCTAATGAATTGCAGCCAACTCCAACTTCGGAACCAGAGCCAGAGGTTAATGACCATGAGGATGATATAGACGTAAAGATCTTTGATGTTTTGGAAGAGGCAGGAAAACCCTTGACCATGCGTGAGATTTTCGACGCTACTGATTTGCATTTACCTGACATACGCGCATCGCTGCACCGTCAACGTGAGTTGGTGTCCAAGGTAGAAGTATACTTTGTATCTAAATAGGAGAGAATCATGAACGTTAAAGGTGAAGAGTACAAAAAGATAATAGAAGATAATATGCATTTGCGTACACGTATAGATCTAATGGGTGATCAAATTATGAGTCGTCTTGATGACTTATACGCTCATGGAACCTTGCACTCCGATGCAGATGTTAGAAGAATTGCAAGTCAAGCACGTAGCCTAACCTATAAGCTGATGTCTTATGATCAACAGGGATGAACACAGTCGATTAATTGCAGAGTTAGTGGTCGCTGCGGCTGAGATAAAAAGGTTGCAAGCAGAGAACAAAGAGTTGCGGGATTTCCTTGAGAAGTTCCGCGACAAGACAGCCTCGATGTTTCAGTGAGGGTGATTCTACCTGTCAATTGGTAACTTATCCGTCCGAAATATCTGGGTCTTCTGCTTCAGGATAAGTTCCCGTTGACGTTCGAGTTCCTCAAACTGCCGATCTATTTCCGACAGCTTGGGGAACTCTATAACTTTATCTTTTGGGTTCATTGGACTTGCCAATCTTGGACTTTCTTAAATGCTCTGGTTCTTTTGAGTAGCCTCTGATCTGGGTAACGTTGTTGCCGTTCATAGATTTAAGCAACGCCTTTGATACATCTAGGTCCAACCCTGTTTGCTTGGATATAACTTGGGCTCCACTATCGATTGTTCGCAACTGGCGTTTCTTATCCACCATGGTTTCAACCATGGCATCTACCATTTCTTTCGCTACTTCTTTTGCCTGTAGTTCTAAGTAAGTTTTAGCCATTCTCTTGCTTTCTCTCCTAATACTAATGCGCCTATGTTGATCTTGTTTCTAAGTGCTTCAACGATACGTTCGTCTATTGTGCCTTCTGAGATCAGATCGATGTAGGTCACGGGGTTTTTCTGTCCGATGCGGTGCGCCCGGTCTTCACTTTGGATCCGTGTTTCCAAGTTGAAGTCATTGGCATAGTATACCACAAGGTTGGCCTCGGTCAAAGTCAGGCCGTAACCAGCGGTAGCTGGGTTGCCCACAAAGTATTTCAGTGGGTGGTTGGGGTCTTGAAAGTTCTGCACGATAGCCAGACGCTCATCGTCCGGAGTGTCTCCAAAGTATGCCGCTGCGGACCCAGGTCCAAACTCTTTGTTCAGCATTGCAACAATGGACTTGATGTCATGACGGAACCGCGACCAGACAATTGCTTTGCCATCGTGTTCTGACATTATTTCTTTGAGTGCGTCTGTTCTTTTGGTTGGAAAGTACTCGATGTCTCCCTCATCTGTCTTGATATGGCCTGACAGGATCTGTTGTAGGCGCAAAAGTTGTGTAATTACTGCGGGTGCGCTGACCAATTCACCATTGTTTAGTAGAACCATGGCCTGTCGAGAGATATCGTTGTACATTTTGGTTTGTTCTGGCGTCAGTTGTACATACCTGACGGTGTATGTCTTGTCTGGCAGGTCTAGGCATTCTTTTTTAAGAACACGGTAGCTGAAAGAACTGATTCGTTCTGTTAGTTCATCCAGATATCGATAGCCTACGATCTGAGTAAACGATCTGGCGCCCATCTTCTGTTGTCTGGTTATCGCATACCGGCCTTGGAACGCCCAATACGAATCACCCAGCATACCTCGTTGCAGA